CTGGAATATAAAAGGTATGAAAATCAGCATGCTGAGATTTATACTGCAGAGTCATCTGACAGAGCTTTCGAAGAGGAAGTAATGTTATCTGGCTTTGGAAACGCACAGGTGAAAGGTGAAGGATCTGGTGTATCATTTGATGAAGCACAAGAAACCTTCTCAGCTAGATATACTCACGAGACAGTAGCTTTAGCGTTCGCGATTACTGAAGAAGCAATCGAGGACAACTTGTATGACAGACTTGCGTCTAGATATACAAAAGCTTTAGCGAGATCTATGAGTAATGCTAAACAAGTAAAAGCGGTTGACCCACTTATCAACGGATTTGGAACATTCAAATCTGGTGATGGCGTCGCTTTATTTAGCACATCTCACCCTACAGTAGCAGGTACTTTCAAAAATACTTTGTCTACTCAAGCAGACCTTAACGAAACTTCGTTAGAACAATCAATGATTGACATTGGTAAAATGACTGACGAAAGAGGTCTAAGAGTTGCAGCAAGAGGATTGAAAATGATCATTCCTTCTGAGCTTCAGTTTACAGCTGAGAGATTGATGAAATCTCAAGGTAGAACTGGAACAGCTGACAACGATATAAATGCAATCGTATCTATGGGTATGGTTCCTCAAGGTTATAGAGTGAACAATTACCTAACAGATACAGATGCGTTCTATATCTTGACAGACGTACCAAACGGTATGAAAATGTTCAATAGAGCTCCATTGACAACTGCAATGGAAGGTGATTTCGACACTGGCAATGTAAGATACAAAGCTAGAGAAAGATACTCATTTGGTGTATCTGACCCTAGAGGTATTTTTGCATCTCAAGGTGCGTAATAACTAAATTTATGGGGCCGCCTTAAAACGGCCCCATTTACACATAAACTGGTGAGATTCATGAAAAAATTTTTAGTACAAATATCTGCTTACGATTACTACACAAAATTCCATGTCCTATCCGAGGACAACCCACAATCACTTGAACAATCAATCCTTGACAAACTTGGAGAAAACAGTATAACGTGGGAGTATATGGGTGATATGTATGACGCCCGTAAACACAGAATAACCTATGAGGAGGTTATAGATGGACAACCACATCCAGGAGCTTTATCAACAGAAAAAAGCTCTAGACAACAAGTGGGAGCAGGAACATAAGAGTGAGGGAAGATACACTCTTAATATGGTCAAGATCGACAATAAAGTTAGAGAGTTGATTAACCATATAAAAATGGCAGAAGCACAAGCTGCACATAAAACTGCACCCGAAGTTTCTGTAGCTACTTAATAAAAAGCTACATCGTTGGAAAAATCCAATCCACATTACAGGCTCTCTTGCGCTCTATTCAAAACTAGTATATAGTTTTGTCACTATACAATTAATTAGAATACTGACGAGTATAGTCGACGGCCTAGAGACAGTATTCGGAAACTAGGAGGATATAATTATGGCAACAACTACATTTTCGGGACCGGTAAAAGCGGGATCGATAAGAGAAGGAGCTAGTGCTAATACAGGATTTGTATTAATGGCTCAATCAGCAGTAATCGATATTATTGGTGCAACTGCTACAACAACTGTAGGAATCATACCTGCAAATTCACAAATCGTTGACGTTATATTAAACGTTACAACTGTCAACAATGACGGTGGAACTGCTACTGTTCAAGTTGGAAACTCAGGTGATACAGACGAGTATCTACCAGCTACTAACGTAAAAGCTTTAGCAACAACTAGAGGTACGATTGGAACTGAAGGTACAGACATTGGCACATCTGATCAAACTGTAACTGCTACATTCACAGCAGCTAACGGTGACGGTACTACAGGTGCAGCGACTGTTACTGTTTTGTATATACAAAACAATAATTTATCATAATTAATTTAATGTGGGGCTTCGGCCCCACAGTTTAATTAAAGGAAAAAATATGAGTTCAGATCAAAAATTTACAAACATAGCAAGCACAGGACAAGTAAAAACTATTTCAGGTGGATCAGTAAATATAGGACCATGTAGAGTTACTTATATACAAGGTAATGGCGTGGCTTCTTCTACATTAGTTTTAAGAGATATTTCATCTGGTAGTTCAGGAGACAAAGTTTTCGAAGCTGATTTTGGAACAGAAGGTTTAGATATCATGATTCCAGGAGACGGAATTAGATTTGAAAATGGTGTCCATGCTACTATGACTAACGTTACATCGGTTACTATCGGATACACTGGCTAGGAGGGTAAATGGCTAACACTACCTCTGGTACAACTACTTTCGATAAAACTTTTTCTATTGATGAAATAATAGAAGAAGCTTTTGAAAGATTAGGTATTCAAAACGTATCAGGTTATCAGTTAAAAACTTCAAGAAGATCTTTAAATATAATGCTTCAAGAATGGGGCAATAGAGGTATTCACTATTGGGAAATAGCTGAAACAAATATTGATTTGATTGAGGGTCAATCCGAGTACAAATTTTTTAGATCATCTGGTGATGGCACAAGTGCTGTTTCAACTCCTGCTAATATTTATGGAATGTCCGATGTTCTTGAAGCACAATTAAGGTCTAATAGAACTCAAACTACACAATCAGATAGCCCAATGACAAAAGTTGATAGATCTGTATATGCAGGTTTTTCAAACAAACTATCAAAAGGTACACCTAACCAATATTGGGTACAAAGATTTATTGATCATGTAAGCATTAGTGTCTATCCAACACCAGACTCAACTAATGCAACAAAAGACATGCACATATACTACATTAAAAGAATACAAGATGCAGGTGCATATACAAATGCAACTGACATGCCTTTTAGATTTGTGCCTTGTATGGTTTCTGGTTTAACATATTATCTAGCTATGAAATACGCACCACAACTAATACAGCCAATGAAATTAGTATACGAAGAAGAGTTTCAAAGAGCGTTAGCAGAAGATGGTTCTGATTCTAGCACTCACATATCACCTAAAACTTACTATCCAGGTACATAATGGGAAAATACGCAACAGGTAAATACGCAAAAGCAATATCAGATAGATCTGGTGTAGAGTTTCCATATAGAGAAATGGTTAGAGAGTGGAATGGTTCTTTTGTTCACTACACAGAATTTGAACCCAAACAACCACAACTACAACCAAGATCACAATCTGGAGATGGTATTGCATTGTTAAATGTTAGATCAGATAGAGTGGAGCCAGCATCAGCTGTTTTATTAGGAAATAATCCTTTTTCAATAACATCAGGTTCTCAAACAATAACTGTTACAGAAAAAAATCATGGTAGAACAACTGGTGATACAGTCAGATTTAGAAATGTAGTAGGTAGTCCAGGAGGAGTGGCTTTTACAACATACGAAAATTCTAGTGGTTTTAGTATAACTGTAACTACAACAGATAAGTATACATTTACATTAGGTGCAACACCTAGTATAACGGAGGAGTCAGGAGG